CCGTTGAGTACTACTATACCACATGCGGGAGGCCGCTCCCCACTACTCCGGGGAGCGGCCTCGATCCTAGGTAGCGACTAGGCTCAGGCAGCGACGCCCTCCGAGTACAGCGTACCCTCAGGGCTGACGAACCCGGACGACACCGGGTAGCGAACCTTCTGCGAGTACGAGTCATCGATGTAGTCGCCGTTCTCCGGGCTGGAGTCCGTGTTCTTCTTGACGAAGTACTCGGGGCTCTCGTGACCCTGGAGGAACAACTCCACAACGTTGTCGTTCGCCATCGAACCCGGCTTGGGCAGAAGGAACCACGACGTATCGGAGAAGGAGGGAGCGACCTCCTGAAGCCCGTCCACGACGATGATGTCGAACTTGCTCGCGACCGGGTTACCGGAGACGGTACGGGTCTCGGTGTCAGTGCCGACGCCCTCGACCTTGCGAACCTCGGTGACGGACTTGATCGACTCAGCCGTCAACTCCAGCGCACGCGGGATAAGGAGGTTATACCGCTGCGGAGCCGTGATACGACGGCCCTTGTACGTCTGGTTCCCGATCTGCTGGAACGCAGCCTCCAGAGACGCAATCGAGAGCGCCTGGTTCGCCACGCCGGTAGCGAGGTTCTGGTTACCCGAGTTGAAGTTAGCGGTGTTGAGACCGGACCCGGTGACGAGAGACTTGACAGCCTCAATCTCCTCGGTCTTCTTGGCGCGCTTGCCGAACTCGGTCCATGCACGCTGAATCATGCCGAAGTTGCGGGTCTTGATGAGGCTCTCCCACGAGAACTTCAACTGAACACCGTTCTTCGCCAACTTCAGCGCCTGCTCGCTAGCCGAGAAGCGGAGAACCGGGTACTCACCGTACTCCGGGATACGCGCGAGCGTACCGGGGACGTGAGTCGTACCAGCGGTGCTGGGCTCGATGTCGGGGTCAACCTCGTCCTCAAAGGCGAAGTTGTAGTACGGGCTCGACTCGAAGTCGGGAAGCGTCATACGCGAGGCCCACAACTGCCAGGTCGTCGGAGCGGCGTCATAGCCGTTCAGCGCGATCCGGTTGAGGATCGGCGTGACCTGCACAGGGATGTCGCCCGTGGAGATACCCTCCATGAAGCGGTGCTGCGCGGCCATGTCGCCATTCAAAGCCTCATAGAAGACCTTCGCGGCCTCAGCCTGGTCCTTGGTGAGCGCCCGCTCGGTGAGGAAGTTACTAGTAGCCATTTTCTATTCCTTTTCTCAGACCGCGCTCTGGACGATCTTGAAGAAGACCTCGCCAGCACTCGAACTGGTCTTGTCACGAGTAGCGATACCGACGGACTTGTTGTCGGTCGCCGTGGTCGTCAGCGCAACCTTGCCGGGACCGGCAGCGGACACATAGAGCGGCTGACCAACGGTAACCGCGCTGGAGATGGGCGCGTGCGCGATACCCTCCAGAGCAACCGTGGCGTACCAGTTGCTGTCCTCACCCTGATAGGCGTCAGTCTCGGCAATGCCGACGAACGAGCCGACCCGAACAAGGTCACCAGAAACGACGGTGTTCGGCACAGGCAGAACCTCGTGCTCGCCGCCACTACGAACGTTAAAAGCCATGATCTATCCCTTTCCTTACGCCTGGAGCCAGGGCAGGTCGTTGGCGGAGACAGGCTTCGCACCCTCGGTCTGGACGTGGCCCTCGCCACCGCCAGCCGACTCGCGCGCCTTGAACTCAGCCTCGTACTCGTCACGAAGCGCCTTCTCAGCCGCAATCGCGCTCTCGGAATCCGCACCCGCGCGAACCGCCTCGACCACACGAGTACGGGCGGTCTTCGAAAGACCGGCCTCGACAGCGCTCTCCACGACGGAGGCAATGTCAACCTCGGAAGTCTGGGGCTCCACGGGCTCGGGAATACGGTTAGCAAGCGCAACAAGAGTCTCCTTCAGACCCTCGAACGCCTCAGCCACATCCTTGTCCATGTGAAATCCTTCGTCTTCAGCCTCCGCACGCTCTGTGCGAGAGTTTTCGATTGCGGGAACATAAACAGTCTTTGCGTTTACCTTCACCGCTTCGCCAACAAGTTCATTGGCTACATCATCAATTGTACTATACGACTGCTGGTAAGTTGCACCATTCTTGGAATACCACACAACGCTGTCGTCATAGTCCTCGATGTACGACCACTCATTGTCGGAGTCATTCTTGGAAACCAAGTCGCGCAACTGTCGAGCGCGGTCGTTTGCCGTGGCTTCCTGTGCAATGTACGACTCAACCATGTGGTTGATCTTGCCGCCTCGACCAGCAGCCACGACGACATCGACCGAGTTGTACGGAGACTCCTCGAACGACTCAACGATGTACGTCTTGCGTCCATCGACCTCGCCCTCAGAGGCGGTGCCGCTAGCGAAGATCGACATACCGATAACGTCCTTGAACGTATCGATGAACTCTAGGTGCTCCTTGCGGAACTGGACACGCGCCTTCAGCGCGGACTCCTCCTTGACCCACCGGGCGTCCTCGACCAACTTGCCAGCCAACTTGGTCACGTCGCGCTCGTGAGGCTCCTGGCCTTCACTGAGGTGGTTGAAGAAGGAAGGCATCCCTGCCTTGAAGACTCCTGCGTTCGCCTCCAGCACGTCCTCGCTGTAGTAGCCAGACGAGCCCTGCCCAGCAGTGATGAGGGTAACGTCGTAGATGCCCTTGGCAGAATCTGCCGGGGCGACGCCCTTGGAGGTCTCAATCAACTTAACAGTCATCGTACTAAGTATACCTTACTGTGAGAGGTTCTTTACTTAACCGTTGTCGCCCGTAGATGCTACTTGGAGTCTCCCGTACTCAGGGTGTCGGTACGCTTGCTGTTGTCCGTCTCGCCCGACTTGGCAGCGTTCGAGTCGTTGGTTGCGGGCTGTCCGCCAGCCGTGGTTGCGGTAGGCTGCTTGGGCTGGTTGCCACCCGTGCTGCTGGACGGCGTGAACGCGGTCGGCTTGGGCAACTTGTCGATGGCCTCAATCGGGTCCACGTCGCTGATCTTCAAGAACGCGGCACGGTACTCGCTCTGGAACAACGCGCCCGTCTGGAACCCGGCCTGAAGCGATGCGAGCGCACGGTACACCGGGTCATTGTCAATGCTCGGGAAGTCGATGGCGATAGGCGTCTCCGACCCACCCTGCACAGCCAGGAGGATGTCCTCGAAGAACTCCTTCCAGTTGTTCTGGAGGCCGATCATGACCTTCAGCGTCGGGGTGTCCAGCGTCTGTGCAGAGCCGTAGGACGAGCCAGCAGCACCGGGGTCAGACAGCAGAGCCACGACCGACACACCGAGCGCAGCAGCGACCATCGCAGCGAGCGGACGACCGTTCTGGAACGAGACCGTGGAACCGGTAGCAGGCACAGCCGTGAGGTTAGCGTCCAGCCCCATCGAGGCGATGCCGCCAGCCCCGGCCTGTGCAACCTGAGCCCCGACGATCTGCCCACCAGTCTTGGTGTTGGTCGAGACCTTGTACGCGATCTTGGCGTAGGCTGCCACGAGCGTCGAGTTGTTCTGCAAGTACTCGGTGTAGGCCAGCAGCCACTTCATCGCGGCGTAGCCGTCGGGCAGACCCCACGTCTGGCCGGTGAGCCGGTTGGCGCGGTGTACGTGCATGATGTACGCCTTGTCCACAGGCACCGACTTGCCGCCGTTGTCCGTGATGCTGGTCGGCTCCTTGGCAGGCTCATAGCCGTTGACGCGGTACCACTTCTCGTTGTCCTTCTTCGTGGTGCCGGAGAACGTGGTCCACGAGCGCTTGATGTACCAGATCGTCTCAGCGTCATCGGGGTCGGTGACCACGCCGGTGACCTGCTTCAGCGGGACGCGGATGACCTTGTCGTTCTTGGTGGAGCGCAGGACGAAGATATTACCGTCGGTAAAGCGCGTGGTGTTCAGCGACTCCTGGCCGGTGGTGGACAGCAACGAGCGCCGCACAGCGGGCAGGTCCACGAACTTCTTGACGCGCGGCTTACCATCAAGGTTGAGGATGTTCATGCCCTGGCCGAACACGTAGCCGTAGCGCAACTGAGCACCGCGCTTCATGAGCGGGGACTGCGCCACCATGTCCTGCAACTGCTTAGACATCTGCTTCAGTTCGTCAAGGGTCAGTAGCCCCTCGTCGTTGAAGCCCACCTGCTCCCAGCCGGACATGTCGCCCAACTTGGCAGCCATGTCGGCAAGGGCTTCCTCCATGTACTCCACACGATCCGCCTTAGCGGACAACTCTTGAATGATTCGGGTAACCTCGTCAACAGCCATGCCTACTAGTTTACCCTACCAAGGGCTAATCGTCATCCAACTCTCCTGGAACTGCTCCATTTCAAGTTCGATCTGTGATCCCTTAGGCAAAGACTTCAGCGGATCGTCCACCAATTCGCTGACATCGACCATTGCGTAGATCGCGGCGTCAAGATTGTCAGGAGACTTCCCGGTGCGGTCACGCAGGTCCTTCTTCGACTCGATCTTCAGCGCACCACGTTCGGTGAAGTCGAAGTTGATGTCGCCCATGTCGGTAGCCAAGTCCTCGTCACCGGGGTCAAGGTCCACGCGGCCCTCAGCCATCATAGTACGCAGGTTGTCGTGCCACTGCGCGCGCATGTTGAGCCAGCGGCGCGGGTCGGTCGGGGCGGCGCTACCGGCCATGCCCACGATCTTGTAGGACTCCCCAGCCATCGTGGAGAGGATGTCGATGATCGGACCACCGATACCGCCCGAGTCCACCTTGACGATACGCGCGCCGAGTTCGAGCGCCTTGGTGTGTACCTTCTGGGCAGACTCGATGGCGTTGGCCTTGCCCCATGACGCCTCCTTGCGCAGCCGCCCGCCACGGTTGGAGTAGATCACCGAGTTGTCCGCGCCCATGCGCGCGAGGTCCACGCCGAGTTCGGGGAGGATGTCCAAGTCCTCCTCAATCTCCGTGTCCACGGCCTTGTCGATGATCGACTGAGGGAAGAAGATCGTATCGTCGGAGTCGGGGAACTCACCGAGAATAGAAATCTTGTAGCGCGGGTCGTTCTCGCCCCACACGCGCTTCTGGCGCGCCACCCACTCAGGCTGGAGCATGTATTCCCGAAGGCTGTCCGGGAACTCCTCGTCCGTGAAGTTCGGAGTGTCATAACCAGAGATGTGAATGGTGTTCCAGTCCGAGTCCTTGGAGAATGTCTTGTGGAACTCGGAGCCGATTCGGTCGGGGTTTCCGATGGCGAGAATGCGTGTGTTACCCGTGGTGGTAATACGCTCTGCGAGGTTGTAGATATCGGCAGGAACGCCACCGGCCTCATCGATGATGACGAGCACGTTCTTACGGTGAATACCCTGGAAGGCCGTGACCACATCGTT